TAGTGTTATATTTTGTACCTCTGTCGGAAATATCTATATCAGGTAAAATATCTTTACCACCACGACCTTTTCCTTTACCGCCTTTACCTCCTCCGCCACCTCCTCCAGAGTTGTCGTCTGAGTCATCATTCTTTTTATTTAATAGGTTAATTTCATCAAACCCCATTAAACCACGTAATTCTTTTACTGCTTTTTTAGCTGCCTTACCTGCTTTTCCTACATTGTCAGCTAGGTTGCCTGCTCCTCCGCCAGCGTCGTCTAAATTATCAGCTAAATCTCCAGCCGCATTCCCTGCACCTTGCAATCCTTGGGTAGCATTATTTACAGCCCCTGCGACGCCATCAGTACTACTTACTTTCTTATCAAATAGTAATTGAATAAATTCGGCTAACTTCGCTGTTGCTGTTCGAACAACGCTAGCAAAAGCATTTAAAATAGGCATAATAGCATTAATGATAGGCAAGAGCATATTACCTATATTTAATGCTGAGTCTTTCATTAAAGCTTTAAACGTTGATATTCTGTTGTTAACATTATCTTGTAATGTATCTCCATAACGTTTTGTCGCTTGTTCTAAAATAGCCATCAACCTTATTTGTTGCTGCGTTTGGAAGTCTAATTGTTGCCAACTTTGCCCATTAGCGAACTTCTTAAACGCTTCAGTGCTTTCAATCATGCTAACGTTAACCATTACTCCTAAGTCTTCAATGGCTTCAGTATTTCCAAGTAAACCACTTCGGATACGTTCCATAACGTCAGTCATAGTTCGCCCTGTCCCCTGTGCAATAATTGAAGATGTTTCTAACAGCTTAGCTGTATAACCTGCTAATTTGTCTTGATTACTAATAAAACCAGCCAGTATATTACCGTAGGTTGATCCGTATTTTATAGCCTCAGCCTTACTCATATTAAATGCTAATGCGTTATTTTCGGCCCATTTCAAGAAGGCTTGAGAACTTTCGCCCATAAGACGTTGAATTTGGTTCATAGAAGCCTGAACTTCTAAGGCTGTTTGAACTGAATACTTACCTAATTGATATAATTCTCTAGCCAGTAAACCTAAAGCAACTACTTTTGCTAAACCTGAAAACATATCTCTTAAGCCACTAAGCTTATTCCTTACGTTATTAGTTGATTGAGTTACTGTATTCTCCATTTCTTTCATTTTTTGTTGAAACGGCTTCAATTCAGCGTTAATCACAACTTTTAATTCTTCTAATGTTGCCATTTGTTCCTCCTTTCACAAGTAAAATAAAAAAGCCAATCATTCTTGATTGACTTTAAATTAAATTAAATTATTTCCAATGATATCCACAATGTTTACAAATTTTATAATTTTCAACTGTGTTTTGAATTTTATATTTTTTTGGTAATAAAAACTTGAATGGAATTACTAGCATTCCCATGATTAAATAAAAAACTGTCCATTTAACTAAAACCCACAACCATCCTATCGTTACCCACCATAGAAAACTTTTTCCTTTTGGTTTCAAATCTTGATGGTTAACCAATTGAAATTGAATATCTTGTGAATTACATTGCGGACACATCAATGGCATTGTAAAATTATTTTTTTTTACTCATAATACATAACCTCCTACTAGAGATTATAGCATATTATTAGCCCGTTGAGAATTAAATCTCATTGCAAATTCTCTCATTCGTTCCTTATGTAATTCCAATTCATACTCAACACGTTTTTTCTCAATTTCTTCTTTTTCTTTCGCAAAAACATAGTCAGGAGCACAATTCCATAATTCGGGTGGTTTAGCGTCCTTACTCAACATAGGTGCTAACCATTCAACAACACTTTTTGCTAGATAATAATCACGGATATATTCATTTTTTCTATTGAATTCTAATACACGATTTCTACTATCGATAATATCTGTTATTTCTTGTATTGAATATTCCCAAAATAAGACAGGAGTTATCCCTACATCAAGTGCAATAGGGTATAACTCCCCGATATATTCAGTCATAGTTTCTATTATTTTAGAACTTTGACTTTTTCCACTTTCTTCGCTTCTTTCGGAATAAAACCCGAGTCTTGCATTAATGGAATTAATACTTCCATTAATAGGTCCATTTGATCGTGTCCTTCATCTAGGTATTCGTCAAAAATATTCATTACATCATCAAATTTTAACCCATGTTGATATTTTGTAATAGCACCATGAAGTACATATAACATAGTTTTTAGAGGAGGTAACGGGAAGTCATCATTAAAATTAAAGATTTTAACAATATTTACCCCTAAATTCTCCTCAAGTTTACATACTGCTGATGTTGTTAATTTTAGTTTATATTCTTCTTTACCCACTTGCCAAGTTGTGTATGGTTTCTTTGTCATTTATGTTAATTTCCTTTCTTATCTTACATTACTACAGAAGCGTCTGCAAATACTAAATCTGACTGTAAAGCAACTTTAAGTGTAAACTCAATAACACCATTTACACCACCGCCACCAAGTTTTACTGAAACTTGACCGCTAAATGTTACTGTTGTTCCATCTGGGTATGTTTGTTTAAAGTTAAGAACTTTTTTAGCGTCCATAGCTTTACGTAATACTCTAAATGGTGAAGTTGCTGTTTTATTTTCATACTTGAATTTGTATTCTAATTCCCCAGCATCTCCAATTCCTAACTCATATTGTTTTACAGTATCAGCTAGTGTTGTATTCTCTACTTTCTCAGGTTCAACCCCAAGTTCAGGTACTTCTTTAAGCCCTGTTAGTAGTGTATAACCACTTGTTGTCTCACTATATTCTAATTTAATTCCATTTGCTAACATATTAGCCCTCCATTCTATATTGATATACTATATTTGTATCAGGATCATATATCCCTTCAAACCTCATTACTTTGTGCCTCAAATTGCTTGGGTCTGGCATATCTTGTGCCATTGTTCGTTTCAACCCTAATGAACTAAATACCTTATCTACTTCTACGGCAATGTTAGAAGTACTTTGCTTATCAAAAATATCAACCTTATAACGCAAATAAGTAGTCTCTTCTACTCCATTATCTAGCCATTCATGAGGTTTATTCTCCTCTTCTAAATAAATTACAACAGGGAATGTCTCCCAATCAGCTGGGTAAGTGTCCGTTACATTTGTCGCTATTTTTGACAACTCCTTATATATTAACGGTTTAACATTAATCATTTTATTATCTCCTTCAATTTTCTACTTAAATACTTTTCCATTTCAGTTAAAACCTTAGCTCTATTGTTCTTCAACGCTGGGTACATAAACGGTTGTGCCGCTTGTCCTTCTGTCTTATAGAACTTACCAACAGGTGTGTCTATCGTGAAGAAATTATATGCTGATAAGTAACCCCCATCAACCATGCTTTCATGAAACCACCAAGGAGTATTTCTGTAAGATGGTCTAACATTTGGGCTTATACCACCGTGATTACTAGCCCCTACACTACCTGTACCGAACTCAACAAATACAGCTGATGGTTCGTTAGTGTATACAGAACCCTTCAAACCATCAACTTTTGTTCTTATGCTATTTCTAGTTCGTCCAGAATTAGTTGGCACTAATAATTTAGCTTCAGATTGAACTATTTTAGTTCCCCTACTGACTCCAGCTTTTATAACTTGTTCGCCTGCTGTTCCACCTATTCTATGTATCTTATTAATCAATCTACTTACATTCTGTATTTGGGTCAAAGTTTCTTTAACTCCACTAGTTTATGAAATGTATAATTCTTAATAGATACTACTTCATAGTTAGGTGTGTCGCTGTTGATACAAATTCCATCACGCTCATTTATTTCAGTAGTACGTTCTATCAGCATATTTAACATATAATTTAATTTTTCACCATATACTTGGGCTTGAATACGTCCTGAAGCTGGATATATTTCCGCATTAACAATATGCGAGTCTTCTTCATACCCCTTAAAACGCACCCCTTCATCATTAGTTTTAACTAAGTATTTAAATTTCTTGTAAGGTTTCAGTCTGTTCTTTTTCAAACGCACGACCCGAACACCTCGCTAACCTGTAAGAAGATAAAGTATTTTTGATATGTGAAGGTAAGCCATCACGATAAGTAATAGCTATCCCGCCTTCAGTTCTTGACGCTTCGCCCTCACTACCTTGTTTATTGAACATTTCTACCGCTATTTCTAACGCTATACGTTCTAATTCAGGAGTTAAAACTCTCCTGTTAGTTTCTGCTAATACTATATTATTAGCCCTTAGCAAAAGAAGAGAAAGGACTTTTACGTCGCTTTCTCCCGTCAACAATTCTAATTCATTAAGCATAGGATACCTCCTATTCTACCGTCACTTCTGCTTCACTAGTCTTTTCATCTTCAGTCTTAGCTGAAGTAGTTTCTTCTGTTAATTCTTCAAGATATAAATCAAAACCGCCTTGTTGTTCTAACGTTTCTTTAATTTCTTCTAATCTTTTAGCTGTAACATCAAAAACTTCTCCAGCATGATAAGTCTGTGATGTTTTCGTGTCGAAAATTGGATTTTTTACTAAAAATTCCATATAAAAACCCCTCCTATAGTTCAGCTGTTACTGTAATTTTAACAACTTTTTTAGCATTTTGTAAGTAAACACCATAATGGCGGTCAGCTGTAATTACAGTAGTTTTATTAACGATATTTCTATCGAATTCTGTTAATACATCACGTTTTAATAATACTTTGAACGCTTTAGTGTCAACATCTTCATTTAAACTAGTTTGAATTAAAAATGCTTCGTTTTCTTGGCATTTTCTAGAACGTACAACTTGTGTACTTAACACTTCTCCGTATGTTCCACTTACCACTCTGTCAGCACCAACTTGAGTACCTGTTAACCATTCTTTAGCAGCGTTTAATCTTAGTTTAGAAGCTGCTTTAGGGTGACAAATTAAAACGTAAACATCGTCATTTTCACTTTCAAAGATATCTTGTGCATTAGATAAGTCTTCTACTTTAAAACCACTCTTAGTTGTGTATGTTTGAGTTGCTGTTTTAGCCGCCGCTAATACATCGTTATCGACTTTTTGGTCAATAGACTTAGCAATTTGTCTTACAGCTGTATTAATTGGATCTCCTAACCCTCCTAATACTGACTCATCAGTAAGTTCTACCCCTTTACCTGCTTTTTTAATTGTCATTTCAGTTGATTTTTTACCTAATTTAGCAAGTGGAATTGCTGTTCCCTCTGCCACGTCTTCAGCATCCCCAATGTAATTCCATTGTGGTACTGTTAATTTTGTCCCAGGTTGTCCTACTAATGTTGTATCTACCTCTGCTAATGGAGAAAATACAATTGATTTACCTACTGTTTCATTTAACATCTCTGCTACTACTTGCGGATCAAATAAATCCGCTATCATTGTTACATTTGCCATATTATTTATTATCCTTTCATTAATCTATTATATTCATCTGGATTTTTTGTTTTAAAATCTAATCTTTCTTGATATTTCATTTTTGTTAACACTTCTTTCGTAATACCATTTAAATTTTGAGGAGCTTTAGTTAGTGGTTGAGTACCTTTTAATTTATCAGCAATACCTTTTTGAACTGCTTGTTCCCACTGTTTGCCAATCGCCTCAATTGAAGCTTTAACCGTGTCAGCGTCCGTTAAATCAATAACCCCAGCTAAATCAACAGGTAAACCACGTTCGTTTAAAATTGACTTAGCTTCCGCCATTAATTCACGTCTTGCTATTTCTTGCTCACGTTTATCAAGTTCAGCTTGTCGTTTATCTTGATTATATTTTGTTTTTTCATCTGCATTCATAGATTTAAGTTTCTTAGCTTCACTTTGTTCAGCTTCTTGTTCTTTTTTCCATTTGGCAAACTTCTTATTAATAATCTCGTCTACTTCAGCGTCACTATATTTCTTGTCGTTGGGTTGTTCTTTAGTTGGTTCAGCTGTTACCTTCTCTTCTTCAACCGTCTCGACATTATTTAATTCTTGATCCATGTTTGAACCTCCTATTTTTAAAGTCGTCCCCGACTATTATTCCATACAGTTTTACACCTTAAATGCTTGGGTATAAT